ATTAACTCAATTCTTTGCATAGCAGACTCAGTTGCTGCTGATATAGCTCCTGAAGTTACATGAGATGTCAATACATCAGGGTTTAATCCTTGCGACATTTTAGATACACCACTTCTTTCTTCTCTAATGCCATCTAGGTATTGTACCATTTGGAACGCATAAGGTTGTATTTGTGGGGTAGGTAAAGCTGTAACAGCTCCTGGTGCTCTCATTCTAACAATCCCACCTGGCTTAGAAGATAATAAATCATCTAGCTCAACTTGGCCTGCTAATACTGCATATCTAGCATTGTTAGTTAAATACATGTTATCAAGAAGATTTCTCATGATAGTAGATTTAATTAACTGTATGTCTTGGACTGTATCAGCAATACTCATGCCATGGAACTTATGGGGTATTGGTAATGGACAAATCGTTGAGAAAGGTATTGAATCAATCTCCTCATTATCCAGTATTATATTACCACCTTTAGTAATCTTTCTTAACTCTGCTATACCATCGCCATCGTAATCAAGATGTATATAACATTCTTCTAACCAAACTTTTCTTGATGGCCCACTACCCTCATCTGCTGGTAGAGAATCATCATCAAAGCTAAATCTTGCTATTCTTTCCTCGTTTAACTCAGCATTTGACTGTGTATAACTAGGTAATTCTTCAACTATTGACTTAGGATAGCCTTCTAAAATTAGATCCGATACTGACTTTTTGACTCTATGACAGACAAAACTAGCATCTTCTACTGAAGTTGCCCTTCTTGATATTAAAAATTCTTCAGGAGGTACAGCGACCACCTTAACCTGTCCATCTACTTTAGTTCTTTTTACTTTAACATCGTGTTCAACAATAGCTGGAGATATTAAAGTACCAAAATCATCGACTTGTTGTTTTTGTATAACTGTTTCTGTATGTTCTACGACTTCAAGATCATCATTTGCTAGGATTGATTGATACTCAATCTCAGTTAGGTTCTCGTATGTTTCGTGAGATACCTCTTTTTTTTCTTCCCAGAAATGCTTAATGACTCCTGTCTTACTTATTAACGCATCTTTAAAGGCATCGTACAAGACCTTAAATCCGTTATTTTGCTTGTTAAAGACATAGTTGACATAGTCGGTAGCTTGTTGTGCCATTTCGACATCTTCAGGGCCTTGTGGCTCGAACTCAGCGACATTGTTATGTGTAGTAAAAATACGCATAAGGCTTGGCATAATGTATTCGATAGTATCTCTAACATCAGTTGTAACAATCTCAGAACGACCATCTATCTCGTTGCCAAAAGGTTCTCCGAGATAATACTTCATAGCATCTTCTCTTTGTTCTGAAAGCTCAGTATTAAAGTCGCCTGAAGCAGACTCTATCTCATTACTCAGTTTCGATGCTAATTCATCATCGGTCATTTTTTTAGCCATTATTTATCCTTATTAAATTTATCTTTAAGTCTTTGTGCTGCTGTTTTTCTAGCTTTTTCATTGTCTTGATTTGCTTTTTTTATTGCTTTTTTGTCAGTAAAGAAAGAATCTGTATATCTTTTAATCCTATCTTTATTTTTATAAATCTTATTACCAGCTTTGATTAATGTAAGTATTGCCATTATTTTCTAGGTTTTCTTTGTAAGTTAGATTTTCTTTGACCTGCTTCCATTTTTTTATTGAATTTAGATTTACTACTTTCAGTTTTTTTCTTTTCTTTTTGTAACTTTCTATCCATAATAACTGTTGAAGCACCAGCTCCAACTGCTAAACCACCAGGAAATCCAGTTGCTGCTCTTTGACTTTTAGTTTTAGTTGCTTTTGTAATATCTGCAGTTTTAGGTTTTTTAAATGCTTTTGTTGCTCTTGATACACTTGCTGTAAGTGCATCTCTCATTTTTTTGTTTCTTGCAAGTGAAAGTGCTGCTCTAGCTGCTAGTGGGATTAATGGTAATGCCATAATGTTCTCCTATACGACTGCGACATCAGGGCCTAATCTACCCTTTCTATCCCATCGTGATCCTTGTGTTGTTGAATGTCTTAGACTCATGGCTGCATATCTTGTCGCTGCCATTAAGTCATCTTTAAGTTTAACCAGTTTGCCATCTTTACGATGATACATACGATACTCCTCAAACCAGTCATAGAGGGTATTAAATACTTTAAATCTGCCATGTTCCATACGATCTAGCATTTCCATAAGACCTGCTTCAACCGAATTACCACCTTTTTTCTCACCAATCGCTGGTGGGTTTTCAAAGTGGAAAGGCAGCATATTAACATAATTATCACGATACTGTTCGGCGAGAGTAACACCTGAACCTTTATCGTGTTGGTAGCCATCATGTGGCCATACTATAGGGATATAGTCGCTACCTTCCCGTTCATTGATATGTGATGCGTGATAGCTAGGTATTTGTTTAGCCATACGATAACAATCGTAAACATAAACAATATCCTTATCTCTATCCCACGCTAACCATGCTACTGCTGTAGGGTGGTCATATCCAAAATCTATTGCTGCAATCCTTGCAAAATGAGGGGGTATGGTAAAAGGATCTATAGCTAGATTGTCCTCATCTATAGGAAATACTAGCCCTGATCCTATCATTGGTATGCCTTTTGACCTCATTTCCCTTTCGTGAGGTGGCAAAGCCGCTAAAATCTGTTCTTTCATATCATCGGTTAGGTGTTCGGCATCTTCCCAACCTGCTGTTAACAACGACTGTCCTGGTCTTAGATCAGAGGTAAAACTCTGTACTACCTCGGTCATGCCTGATTCTGGGGTAAAAGTCATATAAACTTGCCCTTTTTTGTCTAAAGTACGAGTAATACATTGTGAATATATGTTTTGAGGAGGTTCTTCATCGAGCCAAATAAGGTCTAAACTCTCCCCCATAAATTTTTCTGCCCCTTGTTCGTAGGCTTTAAAGGCAACCCTAGACCACCCACCGGTGCTGTGTTTTACAAGAACTGATGAATGTGCATTAGGAACGCCAGGTTTTCTTGTGGTTTCCCCTATAAGATGCTTTGGAATTGATCCTTTACCGACATCTCTTGGGTTGTCTGGTTGCCCAAATAATTCTTTTTGGCAGATATCTCTAGTGGTTTCATTAGATGCGCCACAAACCCATGCCCTAACAGGTTTAGTAAATCGCTTACCTTTCCACCATTTTGGGTACAGTCCAGTTAAGTGAGCTGCCATCTCCATAGCTCCCACATAGGACTTGCCTACCCTATTCGCTGCCATTAACAACCTTTGTGAGCAATCTCTACCTGCTTTATGGAATCTTTTCTGGAACTCGTAGGGTTGATAGTAGTTTAATCTATTCTCCTCTTGTCGTTTATTTAACTCACCGAGGATTGTTTGTATTCTTTCTGTAGACATAGTACTCCACCTCTAAGGGTATAATTTTTTTTTAATTAATGCAACATATTGTGTTTAAACAATGATCCTGGCACAACATCTAGTATATAAGCGTTTGCTTATAGGTCTATATTTCCCACCATAGTGTGAATGGATATATATATATAAATGTCTGCGAATAGGGGGGGGCGAGGTCTTTCTAATTATTTTTATTTCTTATCATGTTTAAACTATTTACATTATTTATTTTCTTAGCATTAGTAATAGCTATAACAATATAAGAATATAAAAGACTATTATTAAAAATATTATTTAAGGCGCTATTTAATGTAGATACTATTATTTTTCATACCTAAATTAAGACTATTAAATACTATCTATATTTATAATTAAAATAATTGTTAATCTTTTATTAGTGTTTCTGTCTACATAAGATGTAATAAGAGATTCTTTTGCGATTCTCTATTATTTAAAGATCAAGTTTTTCATTATAGACATATAATGAAATCAATAATAATTATCACTGACATTTTAATTCTTTTGTATCTTGGCCTTGATTAAATAAAACTTTTTAATGTGAGAGTGAATATAGATTATTAATATTTGTATTTATGTATCAATGAACATTGATTAGAATCTTTTCGGGATCTGCGCCTGGTAAAGTTTACCGGTATTTTTTAAATTCTGCCGCTTTATAGCTCATTAAGTATAAAAGTAATAGATCACTAAACATTATTAGATATTATTGATTTAAAGGCCTTATGGGTATTTATGCTATTTATGGGCATTTGGTAGAAAAAAGCGATCTCTAATAGCTCGATTATGCCCATTTCATGTAGTCTAAGGTATAAACACTAGGGGCATATTTAAGCATTTAGACAAGAAAAAGCCCCCATTGATTTTTATTAATGGGGGCTAATTTAGGCTTTATTTATCTATCCCTAGAAATTTCAATTCCATATTGTTTAATAAATGTTAATAAATGCCATACTGCAATGTCATAAGGTTTATGAGCAGTTTTACAAAAATTGAAAGATAAATCTTCATTTTCATAATGTGCAACAGTTCTAACATTTTTTAGTAAAACAAATGTTTCGTGTTCATTGTCATTTATGCCATTGAATACAATTTCATCATCATTTTCTGATTGGTCAATTATGATTGAATTGCATACATCTTTTATATAATCGTATTCATCTTTTATTTGTTTCCATTCGGAATTACTAAAAGATTTTTTTTGTTTCCAATAGTTTGTATATCCCATTATTTATACCTCATCTGTTGTAGTTCATAGTTTACATATACTAATGTTTTAATATCATTACGATATTTAAAAACATCATGTTCATATGTGAATTGTTTATTTTTTTGAATTTCGGACTCTAAAAAGCCTTTAATTCTGATTAATAATTGTCTATCTAGTTTCATCTTTTTTTACCTCACTATTGTCTATTGCTTTATCTGAAAATATCTCTAAATCAATAAATTCATATTCAGTTTCTGCATTTGGTTCTCTTAATTTGAAAATAATATCTCTAACAATTTCTCTATCGATACTATCACCATCAAATTTAAGTTTAATTTTTGATAATCTGATTTTAATGGCTTTTTCTACTTCTTCCATTGTCAAATTATTATCAAAAAAATCTTTATATATTCCTTTGTCTTTACCATAAAAAGACCATATATAATCTTTAAAATTTTTCATATCTTCTTTATTTAGTTTCATCTTTTTGTACCTCATTTTTGATTGTATCGGACATCATAGCTTTAAGGCTTTTTTCATCAAGTCTTAAAACCTCATTACATATTGGGCATTTTGGTAGCCCAATCATTGCACATTTTTTAGATAGTCTGATTTTATACTCATGCTCTTTACATTCTGCCAAAAGCAATCTCGTAGTCTGTTTTGGTTTACCACTAGATTTGGGTTTTTGTGGATTCCCATTTTCATCTAGTATTTCATTACCCTCATCATCAATGATATTACCCTCATCATTTGTCTTATAATGAGTCATTACCCTTGCATGAATATCTTTGTATGCGCCATTGATTTTCATAAATTCATCAATGTTAAATAATTCCCACATCTCGGCAGAATATCCGCATTGAGTTAACTTACCCTCTAAACAAAACAACCTTGCAAGTGTTCCAAAATGTTTTTGATCATGTTTTGTATGGTTTAGAGTAAAGCAAATCGCATGTACAAATTCATGTATCATTGTTCCAAAATAATCTTTATTAGAATTATAGTTTGGGCTCACAGTTATTTCTGTAAAGTTTTTTGCACTACCTAGACTTTCCATTGTTGTACCCATTACATTCTTTTTAGAGCGATATGCCCATGATGTAGAAATACGAACATTTTCTTTTATATAGTCCATATCATAACCAAGTTTATTGTCTTTCACGATCTTATCCATAATTGGATAAGCCCATTCAAAAAACTTGTAATGATATGATTCTCTATTTTCTTTAATTAGTTTCATCATTTTTACCTATTGTTATATATAGCTTAATTGCTATTCCTATATTATAACTGTTTAAACAAATTAATACATCAATTTTTATATTATTATAATGAATGATTTTTTATAGAAAATAAGCGTTTTTTGGGTAAAAAAGCGTATAAACGCACAATTATTTAGCAAAATT